CTGTGACTACAGCCCCTATTGATACACCGGATGTACCGGCAGAAAAACCAGTCGAGGCTGCACCAGTTCAAGCAGCTCGCCAAATTATTCGCCCATCCGTATTAGACAGCCAGACAGTACGCACACCGATTACATCAATGGCTAAGTACACAGAGCATAAGATCAAGGCTGCCCTAGGCAATCAAGATTCAATGCTTTATGTAACTGCAGCCGATGATTCTTTCAGCACTAACCCTGCATTTAGCCCAACACAGTACCTATCAGAGTTCCCAACAAATACACGTTTTGGTACACCATCAATCGATGCATGTTCTCGCGGCGTATTGCCAGCAAGCGGCATGACAATTAACGTGCCATCACTTGTTACATCAGCAGGCGGACAGTCAGGCGTTGCACCAGTTGTAACAGTCGAGGCAGAAGCAGGCGCAGTACAAAACACAGGTATGGTTACAGAATACCTATCAGGTACAGTTAATAAATATTCAGGTATGAACACAATCTCAATCGAGCTCTTGGAAAGATCAGATCCGAATTTCTATGCCGAGCTCACACAGCAACTTCAAAATGCATATTTGAAAACACTTGACACAACAGTTAATGCTGCGTTGATTACTGCAGGTACTGTTGCAACTACTGCACAAGCTGCTACATCAGCAGGCATCATCGGTTACGCATCAGAAGCTGCTCGCCTTGTCTATGAGGCAACTGGTTACTACGCACAGAACTACATCGCCAATGGATCTCAATGGCAGCTACTTATGGGTGCATCAGATACAACAGGTCGCCCAATTTACTCAGCCAGCCAGCCAATGAACGCAGGCGGCTTAACGCAACCTGGTTCAATTCGCGGCAACGTGCTTGGCCTTGATCTATATGTTGATAAGAACTTTACAGCAACAACAACTGTGGACGATTCAGCGATTATCCTTGCGCCAGAAGCATTTACTGTTTACCAGTCACCACAGGCATATATGTCTGTTAACGTTGTAAGCAACCTACAGGTACAGGTAGCGATCTATGGCTACATGGCAACAATCGCCAAGATGCCTAAGGGAATTATCCGTTACAACTTTACCTAAGAAATAACCCTAATAGTCGGTGGGCGATTAGCCCTTTCGCCCACCGACCCTAACTAAGTAAGGAGTACCGATTATGGCCGCTACATATGTAACAGTCGCCGAGCTACGCACAAATCTTGGCATCGGTACTCTTTACTCAGATAGTACTGTCGAGGAGTGCTGCCAAGCCGCACAAGATCAAATTAACAGTTTCCTTTGGTTTGATTCTGCGCCAGTCGTGGGGACTGCATTGGTAAGCAACGTTGCCACAGTAATGTTGGCCAACCCCGGTTTATTTACTACAGGCGAAAGCGTGACAATATCCGGGGCTGGCTCGACATTTAACGGCACTTACACAATTACTGCCACGTTGCCATTTAGCACAGGCACTACAAATTTATTGCCTGCGTTTAATATGCAGTTAAATTATTATCAGCAACCACGCGGCTATAGTTTTATTCAATACGCCAAAGTTGCAGCTGATGAAAACTTTAGGCGCGTAGTGCCATCTGGCTCAGCTGTAGGTGCAGATACAAAGACTGCTACTTACGTTAATACAGCAAGCGTTAGACAAGCTGCGATGATCTTGGCAGTCGATATATGGCAAGCGCGCCAAGTATCCCAGACAGGCGGCGTAGGACTAGATGGCTTTAGCCCTAGCCCTTACCGCATGGGTAACAGCATGATCGGCAAAATCAGGGGACTTATTTCTCCGTACCAAAATCCGAATAGCATGTGTGGATAGATGCCTACCGCTGCCATTACCACGCTGCGTAGCACTATCGCAACGGCTTTAACCAATAACGGAGTCTGGTCGGTATTTGCATATCCGCCTGCAACCATCCTGGCTAACAGCTGCGTAGTAATTCCAGCAGATCCATACCTAACGCCAAGCAATAACAGCTATATAACTATTTCGCCTATGGCTAATTTCAAGATTCTGCTAACTGTGCCGATGTTTGATAACCAAGGCAACCTGCAAGGCATTGAGGATTTTATCGTTGCAGCCTATACAAAACTAGCTGCATCTAACCTTGTATTTAATATAACTAGCGTTAGCGCGCCTGGGGTATTAAATGCTGATAGCGGCGATCTTTTAACAGCCGAATTCACAATAAGCATACTAAGCAGCTGGGAGTAAAACCATGTCATACACAGATGAGGATATTGCCTTCTTAATTAAGATCGGGCAGATCACAGAAGCACCAAAAGAAACAAAAACCAAAGCACCTGCAACCGAGAAAACAGAGGAATAATTAAATGGCCGTATATTTAAGCAACACAGTTCAGGTAACGCTTAATAGCGTGGCCCTGACAGATCATGTTACTAGCGCAACTATCAACCGCGTATTTGATGAACTAGAAGTAACTGCTATGGGCGATACAGCTCATAAGTTTGTAAAGGGTCTAGAAGCAAGCACTATTACTTTGGATTTCCTAAGTGATACAGCCGCTGCAAATGTAAACGCAACCCTGCAAGCTGCATGGGGTACAACAGTACCTATTACGCTAAAGCAGACAAGCGCAGCTACATCAGCTACCAACCCTTTATTTAGCACTACGATTTTGGTAAATAACACTACCGACATTAACGGCGCTGTCGCTGACATAGCCACCCAAAGCATTACATTTACTTGTAATTCACCTATCGTAATTACCACTAGCTGATAAGAAAGAATAGGGGCTAACAGATGGCTAAGTTAAAGATCACAAAGGCTGATGGTTCATTATCTGAACACCAGATAACACCATCGATCGAATACGCGTTTGAGTTATATGCTAAAAAAGGTTTTCACAAAGCCTTTAGAGATGACGAGAAACAGTCGGATGTTTACTGGTTGGCGTGGGAGTGTTTAAGAGCTGCAGGCGAAACCGTGCCAATGTTCGGTGCATCGTTCTTAGCAACACTTAAAAAGGTTGAGGTTTTGGATGATGACCCGGAACTATAGGGCGTGACTCGTTTACTTACTTGGTCGCACGGATCAGTTTGGAAACGGGTATCGCGCCCAATGATTTACTAGCACTAGATAGCAGGATGTTCAAGACTTTATTGCAGGCAATGAAAGACCGGAATAAGGAGATGCGAGATGCCAGTAGCGGTAAAAGGCGGCATTGAACTTCGTAAAGCCTTAAGAAAATTCACACCGGATCTAGCTAAAGAAACACAGAAAGAAATGTCTGCGTTGCTGAAACCAATTACAGCTAAAGCGCGTGGCTTTATTCCATCTGATGCACCGCTATCAGGCTGGGGTAAAGCATCCGTTGATGCTAGATGGTATTGGGATGGTAAAGCTGCTAAAAAAGGCGTAGGTTACAAAACTACGCCAAGCAAGCCTAATCGATCTGGGTTTAGATCTTTGGCGCGTATTCAAAATGCATCTAGGTCTGGCGCAATATATGAAACTGCAGGGCGTAAGAATCCAGGCGGAAACTTTAGCCCACGTTTACCAGGTAATTTAGTTGGCAAAGCCAAGATGGCTGGCCGCGCAATCTTTCGCGCATGGTCAGAGGATAACGGCAAGACTAATGCAGCTGTTATTAAAGCCATTGAAACATCTAGAGATAAATTTAACGCTGCTGTGGGGTATCGCTAATGGCTATTGATCCAACAATAAGAATAGATTTAGCCGCTGAATTTACTGGCAAAAAAGCCTTTACACAGGCAGATACGTCTACACAAAAATTAACTAAAAGTGTAAAGACCTTAGCTAAAGGTTTTCTAGGTGTATTTGCTATACAGAAATTAGTGTCTTATAGCAAGGCCAGCGTTAAAGCGTTTGCCGAGGATGATGCCGCAGCTAAGAGTTTAGGTATAACATTAAAAAACCTTGGCCTTGCCTATGGTTCAAACGTTGGTACAGTCAATGGGTTTATTAATGGTTTAGAAGCGCAGACTGGCGTACTTGATGATGAACTTCGCCCGGCCATGGATCGGTTTTTGCGTGCTACAAATGACGTAGCTAAGTCACAAGAATTATTAAACCTAGCCTTAGATATTGCAGCTGGTACTGGTAAAAGTGTTACACAGGTATCACAAAGTTTACAGAAGGCCTACCTTGGACAGACTGCCGCTATTGGACGTTTAGGCGTAGGTATTTCCAAAGCTGAATTAGCGAACGCAGATTTTGCAGATATACAAGAAAAACTTAATAAATTATTTGCCGGACAAGCTACTGCTGCTGCCGATTCATACCAAGGTTCGCTTAATAAATTAACAGTAGCGGGTAATAATGCTGCAGAAATTATTGGTAAAGGTTTAGTAGATGCTTTAGGTATTTTAAGTGGCGCAGGCACTATTGACCCAACAGTTTCAGCAATAGATAGAATTGCTAATTCAATGGCAAATGCTGCTAAAGAAACTGCCAAATTTATTAAAGTGAATCAAACCTTATTTAGTGATTTAAGTTTCTTTAAAAATAATGCCACTATTGCTGAAGCCTTACGCATTAAAATGGGTACAGGCTTTACAACGCCTATGACTATTAGCAGCCAGGATACTCAAAGGGCAGACAAGATAGCTGCAGATGCTGCTAAAGCCGCTGCTGCTAAAGCTTTAGCTGCTAGTAAAGCTAGTGCTGCTGCCAAGATTGCAGCCGATAAAAAGGCTGCTGCTAATAAAGCAAAACTTGACAAGGCTGCAGCTGTACTAGACATACAAAAAATTCAGATAGCCGCTGCGCTAAAGGGAAAGATAAGCGAAGAAGAAAAGACTCGCTTACTACTTATGCAGGCTATTCAAGATGGCAACGGAGATAAGGCCGAAAAACTAGCCAAGAAGTTAGAGGAGATCCAGGCAAAAAATGCCAAGATTGCTGCCGATCTTTTAGCAATCGGTGCGGCCAAAGATCCATTTTCTACATGGGCTGGCAGTTTATCTCTAGCGATTGCAGCACTTGCTAAACTAGGCGTAGGCATGTCTGCAATTACTTCAAGCATGATCCCTGGCGTCACTTATAACCCTAGCCAAAACCCCGATCGTAACTATGACGATAAAGTAGCCGCCGCCGAAAAAGCAGCAGCCGATAAAGCCGCAGCTGACAAAATTGCTGCCGATGCCGCCGCTGTTCTTGCTGCCGCTGGTGATAAGGCCGCCGCCGATGCTGCCGCTGCCGCTGCTGCCGCTGCCCTAGCAATTCTTGGCATACCTGGTACTACTTTCAATCCAGGGCAAAACCCAGATCGTAATTATGATGACAAAGCAGCTGCGGAAACAGCTGCCGCTGCAGCCTTAGCTGCAAGCGCCACTAATACAAGCCAATCGCCGATAAACCCTAATGGTACTTTTGGGTTTTCTTTACCAAGTTACTTACAAAATTCTATGCCACAATCCTCGTCTATCAATATAGTTATTGAAGGCAACGTATTAGATGGCGATGATTTTACTAATAAAGTAAACGATGCATTACTTAACGCCAATAGGCAAGGTTTGCCACGAACAGCTGCCGGAACGTTAGTGAACCAAGACTAATGACAGTCCCAGTTATTAACGCGGTTATTAACTTCTCTACTGGCCCTAGTTTCGCACAGGCATTAATTCTTGGCGAAGGTATCTTAGGTACTAATATTCTTGCCGATTCAGCTGCAGTTATTGTAGATGTAAGTAACGTAGTCGATAGCGTAAGCATTAAGCGCGGTCGTAATCCGCAGGCCGATGAATTTCAGACAGGTACTCTAACCCTGCGTATCGTGGATCAGAACGGCGATTTTAATCCACAGAACCCGAGCAGCCCCTACTTTGGCCTACTAGATCCAATGCGTAAAGTATCTATATCGGCTACCTATAGCGGCACTACCTACCCAATGTTCTCAGGGTTTATTACTAGCTATACGACCACTACCCCTAAGAACGCTAACGATGTTGTCTATACAACTATCCAGGCCGTAGATGCCCTAAGACTGGCTCAAAATGCACAGATCAGTACAGTTACAGGTGCAACCGCTGGCGATCTAAGTGGCACAAGAATTGATCAGATCCTTGACCAGATTGCTTGGCCAGAATCTATGCGCGATGTTGATGCAGGTTTAACTACTATGCAGGCAGACCCCGGCACAGCTCGTACATCCCTAGCTGCATTACAAACTGTTACAAATAGTGAGTACGGCGCGTTTTACGTTGATGCATCTGGATCTTTCGTATTTCAAGATCGATCAGTAACTACTGCCAGCATCGGCGGCACGCCTACAGTATTTAACGATAACGGCACAGATATTGGCTATTCCAATGCCGTATGGCGATTAGATGACACCTTGATATTTAACCAGGCGAACGTAAGTCGCACGGGCGGCAGCGTTATGAGTGCTACTAACGCGGCTAGTGTCGAGAAGTATTTTGCCCATACTTACAATATCCAGAACTTGCTTATGCAAACGGATGCAGTAGCTCTGGACTATGCGCAGGCATACGTTGCCAGCCGTGCCGAAACTAGCGTTCGATGCGATGCAATCGAGTTAGACCTATACACAAATAACTACGCCAATGGCATATTAGCTGCGCTTAATCTTGATTTTTTTGACCCAGTAACTATTACTACTAACCAGCCAGGTGCATCTACCTTAACTAAGACCTTACAAGTTTTCGGCGTGGCTCATAACGTGACCCCGAATAAATGGCGTACGACCTTCACTACACTTGAGCCCGTGTTGGACGGGTTTATATTAAACTCAACCGAATATGGCGTACTCGATACGTCTGTACTAAGTTACTAAGGAGATAATAAAATGGCAGCTGGATTAGGCCTAAAAACGTTCGTTACCGGGGATGTGCTAACTGCCGCAGATACGAACGGCTACTTAATGCAAGGCACGTGGGTGTTTGCCGATGCAGCAGCCCGTACAGCTGCAGTGACTAGCCCACAAGAAGGCAATATGTCCTACCTTAAAGATACTAACTCTGTTGAGTATTACAGCGGGTCGGCGTGGGTAGCAGTCGGTGGTGCTAGTACGCCAACGTGGACAAATTACACGCCAGTAGTTACGGCTCAGACTGGATCACCGACAACTTACACAGCAAGTGGCAGATATTTTCAATATGGCAAATTCTGCACAGTCACTAACACTATTAACGTAACAAATATCGGCACAGCTGCTGGCAATCTTTTTACTACGCTTCCATTTACAGCAGGTTCATCTAACAATTTCTCAGGCTCAGTTAAAGAAACTGATGTTAATGGTGATGGCGGCACAGTTCTTATTCAAGCAAACGATACGAAGCTACAGACAAGACGTAATGGCGCTGGCGTTTTTTGGTGGGATAATGGAATAAGACTTATTATAACTATTACTTATGAAACGGTGTAAAAAATGACAATACCTGGATGGGACGATGAAGTAGTATCTGATGAAATACATCTTGCGCGGCTAAGAAACTGGCGCGATAGCGAACTGGTTAAAACTGATTTTAGCCAATTACCAGATAGTCCAGTAGATCAACTAGCGTGGGCTGAATATCGCCAATTATTGCGTGATCTACCTAAGCAAAACAAAAACCCACAGCTAATAGTTATCCCTATTCGGCCTGCATGACAGCAATAAGTTATAACGGCTGGCCAGCATCTAAAGATGTTGAGTCGATCCGTATCAAGTCTTACGCGATCAAGGGCAGCAAGGTAAAGCTGCGCTGTGCCTATTTTGCTGCGCCTTTACTTGTTGCGTTTGCAGAGGCCTTTAATGAACTGATCGAGCCGATCGATGGCGGCGCGCTAGATGACTGGGGCTATTGCTACCGAGATGTTAGAGGCGTACCGGGCAAGTTGAGTAATCACAGCAGCGGTACAGCGATAGACCTTAACGCGACTAAGCATCCGCTAGGCAAGGCTGGCACGTTCCCAGCTGAAAAAGTACCCATGTTATTAGCTTTGACTAAAAAATATTCTTTAATTTGGGGTGGGACATGGACTAGGCGTGATGAAATGCATTTTGAGGTGGGGATCGACCCCGTAAAGGCTGCCAAACTAATAGAGAAGTTAGGACTAAGTTATGCCGACTAGCGCACAAGTAACAATAACTACGACAGCCACACTTTTAGTAGCTGCAAATATTATGGATCAAACAGTATGGCTACATAATCTAGGCGGCGGTGCTGTCTATTTAGGCGATGCTAACGTAACTACATCTAACGGCTACAAACTAGATAATGGCGATAAAATGCAAGTGCCTGTAGGAGATCATGAAGGCTTATATGGTATTGCTGCATCGGGTACGCATACGATTGCAGTATTAAAACAAGTCAACTAAGGGCATTTAGGAGTAAGACCATGAAAGAACAAGCTAAGGCCGCTGGCCTGTCCTACCTACGCGCCGCTATTAGCTGCGCTGCTGCACTTTACATGTCCGGTATCACCGATCCAAAGACACTAGCTAATGCCTTCGTTGCAGGTTTACTTGGCCCATTGATGCGCGCCATGAATCCTAGCGATAACACTTTCGGCGTTAAGTAATGACGGCCGCCCAGTCGCTATTAGCAATAGCCATAGGTATCTGCACACTTATGGGGTTTGCGGCTGGGCTGGTTCGCCATCTAGTTAAGTATTACCTAAGCGAATTACGCACGGACAATAACGGCGGCCATAACCTACGCGGTCGAGTAGATCGCATAGAGGCCAAGGTGGATAGCATCTACGAGATGTTACTGCAGCGTTAGGGCGTGTCGGTTATTGCCAACTGTCATACCCAGGCTTTACCCTTTATTTACACGTTAGGCAGGGCTACCTAATTCGGTGTAGCACGGCTTAACCCAAACAAGGGCGAAGTAAATGGATATAGAAAAAGTAGCAGTATTCGTAATAATGGTAAGTATTGCTTGGTTTATTGTAGGTTGGTCAGTTGGTTACAAAGAAGGCGTAAAGGATGGCTACAATCGTGGCCGCGCAGCTGGTATGCGTGTAGCTACTGATCGTGTGGTTAAGTGATGGCCTTTGACCTAAATAATTATGAGGATGTGAACAGCCGCATTAAGCGGTTTAGAGAAACCCATATCGCAGGCCGCATAACTACCGAGATCGTTGAGTTAAACGTGAAAGATGGTTATGTAGTAATTAGAGCCTGCGTATTCCGTGAGCATGAGGATGTAGTGCCGGCAGCTATTGACTATGCCTTTGAGCAAAGATCAGATCGAGGCGTAAACAGGGACTTTTGGATCGAGAACTGCAGCACTAGCGCAATCGGTCGAGCCATTGGGTTACTGATGCCTAGCGATGCACGCCCTACAAGGCAGGACATGGAGAAGGTAGAACGCTTAGCGGCTCAGCCTGCAGTAGAGGTTGATCTATGGGCTACTGCTATACCTGCAGTAAAGGTTGATGGCGTGGGAAGTGTGCGCCCAGCAGCTGAAACTATTAAAGACATCAAAGCGCAATTAGGTGGCGAGATCGTAGATCCTGCACCTATCTGCTCGCATGGCCGCATGGTTTATAAAGAAGGCGTAAGCGAGAAAACTGGCAATAAATACCGGGGCTATACCTGTAGCAGCAAGACACGCGGCGATCAATGCAAACCAATATGGCTATAACCGATATGGCGCAGATAGTCCAGGTGATCTTAGATCGATCACAGGAGAAGCAAGCTGCAGCGTGTGGTTTTGCGCGTAGCACAGGTGAATTTATAACTACGCCTGATCGCAGATATAGCCGACAAACTAATATAAATTATCATGAGTTCATATTAGAAAATAGCGAGGCCGTAGGCTCAGAGATTGCTGTAGCTCAATACATGGGATTACAAAATTTCGTACCTACTGTCCATACTTACCGAGATCAAGCCGATATAACTGTCGGTAATCTAGGCTTTGAGGTTAAATGGACTAGATATACCAATGGCCATTTAATCATCCATAAGGATTACCCACGGCTAAACGATGTAGCAATCCTGGTGGTAAATAAGTCACCTGTATATCAAATAGTGGGCTGGATGCCCGTGCTGTGGGCTAAGAAGGCCAAGTATTTCAACGCAGCTGATGGCAATTTCTGGGTATCTCAACGTGAGTTATTTGAAATGGATGCGCTAAGGAAGTCCGTATATGGCATTACTGAGGCTTAATTGCAGGGTTTGCGCCAAGATTGGTAGCGGTATGCAAACGCATAAGATCGTAGATGAATTTATTAACTTGCCGCCTAACGTAGTTTGCGTTCAATGCTTAGGCTGTGGCGTTATGGGCATAGAGATGCTACTCAATAGTGAACGCGCTAAGGATGAGGACATGCTAAATGACTAACGAGCTAAGAATCAGCTGTAACTGCGAGGACTACAAAGAGATGAGCCTTTCGGTTCACCTGGTTAATGGCATTATCCCTATCATCATTATCAAGTGCGAAAACTGCATGAGTGCATACACAGTCATGCCTAATTCGGTGCAGCATGCCTAGTTACCTATATCGCTGCGATCAATGCGGCGTAGAGCTAGAGATGAATCACCCGGTAAATACACACGGCGACAGCGCACCCTTGTGCTGCAGCTACCCAATGATGCGCGTGTTTAGCGCGCCATCGATCATATTTAAAGGAACAGGATGGGGTAAAGATAAATGAGTAATCCAGAGATGCGTACGATATTGCAGGATCTAAGGGAACTACTAGCTAAAGAGATCGAGCATAAATTTATGCCGCTACATGTATGCCAAGTATGCGACAACATAGCCGTAGGCGCGTTAGTTGAGCAGATCGTAGCCACAATTAGGGGCGATAATGACTGATCTCAATGACTGGAAAATGGCCGAACGCATAGCCGAGAACAGCAATACATTTAAAACGCCGCAAGATGTTATGACTGCCTTTGAGGATCTTATGAAGCAAGTTGAAGCTGAAGGCGACCAAGATGACTAAGCGACTTGGTCAGGAGTTTTACACAGTTGCGGATAACGCTGTGTATAACTCATGCTGTGACTCAATACAGTTTAAGTATCTGTGTATAACCTGTGGACAAAACGCAGGATGTTATTTCTGCAGCTTTAACCCAGATGAAAAGCATGAGTGTAATGAGTAGCGACACGCCGATTATATTGAAATGGTTTAGGTATGTATGTGTATACTTAATCTTAGTACTTAACGCTTTTACTAATGCTTATGCTAGTACTAACTCTAATAAAGAGATTGAAAAATATAAACTATATAGTCATATAAAACTAACTAATCATAATGAATACCTATGTTTAGAGAAGCTTTGGTACTTAGAGTCTAAGTGGAATTACCGGGCTGATAACAAGCGATCATCTGCGTATGGAATACCACAGCTATTAAAGCTAAAGACTAATGATCCTTATAAGCAGATAGATGCAGGGCTTATCTATATTGCTAAGCGATACGGCACACCATGCAAGGCCTTAGCATTTCATCTAAAGACTGGGCACTATTGATGGCTAAGCGAGGCGACCCACGCAGTCAACGTAAGTACAAGGCGATCAGGCTTACAGTCCTGGCTAGGGATCAGTACACCTGTTACTACTGCAACCAACCAGCTCATACAGTCGATCATATAATCCCAGTATCTCGATCGACAGAGGCAGAAGCCTACGATCCTAACAATATGGTTGCCTGCTGCTCTAGATGCAATAGCAAGCGTGGATCTCGTAATCAGGCTGTTTTTTTAGCACAGACGGCTACCCCCCCTGCCTTTTCGTCCTGTTTATCCCCGAGCATGGTAGAAACAGTCCACAAAGGCCCTATGACTGGTAATCTCTAGGAAATGAAACTAGAACTGGTAGAAAACCCACCACCCCTTACGGGGGCTGTCAGGCCTCGATTACATACACCCTGGCTGGAAGGCGAATCTAAGGTAGATGCCATAATTAAACTTGCTGAGCTAATCGGCCAGCCCCTTTTAGAGTGGCAGATCGTAATCCTGCGAGATATGTGCGCCGTAGATGAGAACGATCAATTTATAAAAAAATCTAGCTTGTTAGTTTGCAGCCGCCAGTCCGGTAAAAGCCACGTTCTGCGTATGCGCGTACTAGCTGGGCTGTTCTACTTTGGCGAGATGAATATCCTTATTATGAGCTCGCAGATGCTTATGGCCTCTAAGTCGCTTGAGATCATGGCAGGCATTATTGACCGCAACGAGTTCCTACGCAGCCAGGTAAAGGGCGGCAATATCGAGAAAGCGTATAAGCGCACTAACGGCAATAACCGAATCATCCTAGAATCAGGTGCGGAAGTTCGCGTAGTAGCTGCGACTGCAGACTCTAGCCGTGGTTTAACTGCCGATGTAGTCTGGATCGATGAGCTGCGCCATGTTGGTACAGAGGCGATGGATGCCGTAAAGAGTACGACCTTAACGCGACCTAATTCGCAGCGGTTCTATACATCTAATGCTGGCTTTAAAGATAGCCATGTCCTAAATGACATGCGCGAAAGATCGCTAAACAAGCCGCCTAAATCGGTGGGCTATTACGAATACAGCGCGCACGATGGCTGCGACATCTGGGATCGATCTGCCTGGGCGATGGCTAACCCGTCTTTAGGTTACCTAATTACAGAGGCAGCGATCGAGGAGATAGTCGCTACATCCGATTACAGCGCGGTAATGACTGAGAACTTATGCAAGTGGGTGGGCACCGATCTATCGCCCTGGACTCCTGGCAGCTGGGATGAGTGCGCCGATCCTGATCTTATTCTGTCGCCTGGCATGTATTCGATGTTTGCTTTTGACATTGAGCCACACTCTAAACGCCACGCAGCTCTAATGGCTGGCGCAATACTGCCCGATGGCCGCATAGGTATAAGCCTGGTTAAGACGTGGGAGTCAGATCGCGCTATTGATGAGCTAAAGATTGCCGTAGATATAAAGGCTTACTGCGATGAGTGGATGCCTAAGCAAGTGCTGTTCGACAAATATACCGGGCAGGCTATTGCCGATCGATTGCATAACTCAGGCGTAAAAATAGAGGACTGCTCAGGATCGCAGTTCTACGTTGCCTGCCAGACGTTTAAAGATTACATAGATAACAAGCGCGTAGTACACGGCAATCAAGAATTTTTAAACGAGTCTATGGATAACGTAGCTGCTAAAAGCAACGATCAAGCCTGGCGCATTATCCGTAAACGCAGCAGCGGCAGCGTAGCCGCGCCAATCAGCGCAGCGATGCTAGTAATGCATCTATCTAAGCCACTACAAGAAGCCAAGATATACGCCTAGCGACACGCCGAACAGAATCGGTAATGTGCTTGACAATTTGAGAAAATCCCACTTATGGGATTACTGGAAACTTTAGGGTTCAAGGGTAAGGCAGAAGTTACTGCCCAATACGCCCCTGCCATCATGGATAGTACCTACGGCGCAGGCATGTACAGCTACAACAGCGGTCTATCTAACTATGGTTATGGCGTTGCTATCGATCGCAATACTGCGTTGCAAGTACCTAGCGTTAGCCGTTGCCGCAATTTAATTGCAGGCGTTATATCAAGCATTGAACTAGGCCTATACAAAAAATCTACAGGTAAAAAATTAGAAAGCCCGGTATGGCTAGAGCAACCAGATATACGCCAGCCGCTTAGCGTTACCTTGGCTTACACAGTAGATGCCTTGCTATTTTATGGCGTTGGATATTGGCGCGTTACATCGCTTTATGCAGACGATGGCCGCCCATCGGGTTTTGAATTTATACCAAATACTCGCGTTACTGTAACTACAAACCAGTATGGCGATGAAGTTGAGTATTACTCAGTCAATGGCGTTCGCGTACCTATGGGTGGTATTGGTTCGCTAGTTACATTTCAATCATTACTGCCTGGCGTATTGCAAACTGGCGGCCGCACTATTCAAGCTGCGTTAGATATTCAAAAGGCTGCAGCAGTTGCAGCAGCTACGCCAATGGCAACCACAATTTTAAAAAATACTGGTGCTGATCTACCAGAGGCACAGATCCAAGGCTTACTAGCTGCGTGGAAAGCCGCGCGTAATAATCGCAGCACCGCATATTTGACTAGCACTTTAGAGGCGCAAAATTTAGGTTTCTCACCTAAGGACATGACCTACAATGAAAGTTCCCAGTATTTAAGTACGGAAATTAGCAGATTAATGAACGTGCCTGCCTATTACATAAGTGCAGATATGAATAACAGCATGACCTATCAAAATATTTTAGATGGCCGTAAAGAATTCGTGGCTTACTCATTACAGCCATTTATTAGCGCGATTGAAAATCGTTTAAGCATGGATGACATAACAGCACATGGTAATCGTGTGCGCTTTGCAATCGATGAAACTTTCTTACGCGCAGATACTATGGCGCGACTAGATGCAATAGAGAAAATGTTAAGCCTTGGCTTGATAGATGTTGAGCAAGCACAATCTATGGAACAGCTAACACCTAATGGATCAGGAGATACTACAAATGTTGCACTTAACGTTTAATAACGCGATTGAGGCGGCCGATACAGAACGCCGCATGATCTCAGGCAAGATCGCGCCATACGGCGAGGTTGGCTATACATCTGCTGGCCCAGTTGTATTTGAACGCGGATCTATTTCAATTCCAGATGTAACAAAAATCAAATTACTAATGCAGCATGACAGCACAAAGCCAGTAGGTCGCGCTACATATTCCAGCGATGATGAAAGTGGCATGTATGCATCGTTCAAAATTTCAAGTAGCAGCCGGGGACAGGATGCACTTGTACTAGCTCAGGAGAACCTTGTATCTGGCTTATCCGTAGGCGTGGATGTATCCGCGTCTAAGCAGATGAAGGGTTACCTGTTGGTTACCGCTGCTGTCCTGAAAGAGGTAAGCCTCGTGGAGTCGGCTGCCTTTGATTCTGCAGCCGTAACTGATATTGCAGCCGCTAAAGCTGCACTAGAAGCAGCAACAAGTATGAAAAAGACAATCATCCATACAGAGATGATTGAAACCGAAACCGAAACCGAAACCGAAAGCGAGGCAGCTGTGACTACAGCCCCTATTGATACACCGGATGTACCGGCAGAAAAACCAGTCGAGGCTGCACCAGTTCAAGCAGCTCGCCAAATTATTCGCCCATCCGTATTAGACAGCCAGACAGTACGCACACCAATTACATCTATGGGTAAGTACACAGAGCATAAGATTCAGGCTGCTTTAGGCAACCAAGATTCTATGCTTTACATTACTGCTGCAGATGATGCCTTTACAAATAATACAGCGTTCAATCCGACACAATACCTAAGCGAGTTCGTTACTAACACACGTTTCGGTACACCAACTATTGATGCATGTAGCCAAGGCGTTCTGCCACCAACTGGTATGACAATTAACGTGCCTTCACTTGTGACATCTGCAGGCGGCGGTACAGGCGTAGCACCTCTTGTAACAGTCGAAGCCGAAGCAGGCAACGTACAAAATACAGGTATGGAAACCTCTTACCTAAGCGGAACTGTACAAAAATATTCAGGCATGAATACGCTAAGCGTAGAATTGTTAGAAAGAGCTGGATACCCTGGCTTTTATGACGAGCTTACAACACAGCTACAAAATGCTTATTTAACAGCTATTGATACAGCTGCACTAACAGCATTACAAGCAGCAGGTACATTTGGAACTGCAACAACAGGCGACAGCGCAGGCATTATTGCTTATTCATCAGAAGCTGCATCTGCTGTTTACAAAAATACAGGTTACTTTGCACAAAACTACATTGGAAACCCAGCGCAGTACCAGGCACTATTAGGTGCTGTTGATACAACTGGTCGCCCAATTTATAACGCAATCCAACCAATGAACGCAGCAGGACAGGTTGCACCTTCATCAATTCGCGGCAACGTATTAGGTCTTGATCTATATGTAGATAAGAACTTTACACAAACTGCGTTCGATGATAACTCAGCTGTAATCCTTGCACCAGAAGCATTTACTGTTTATCGCGGACCGCAGGCATTTATGTCTGTAAACGTAGTTTCTAACCTTCAGGTTCAGATTGCTATCTACGGCTTTATGGCAACTATTGCAAAAATGCCTAATGGCATTATTAAGTTTGCAAAGCTACCTTAAACAATAACCCTAATAGTCGGTGGGCGATTAGCCCTTTCGCCCACCGACCCTAACTAAGTAAGGAGTACCGATTATGGCCGCTACATATGTAACAGTCGCCGAGCTACGCACTAATCTTGGCATCGGTACTCTTTACTCAGATAGCACTGTCGAGGAGTGCTGCCAAGCTGCACAGGATCAAATTAACAGTTTCCTTTGGTTTGATTCTGCGCCAGTCGTGGGGACTGCATTGGTAAGCAACGTTGCCACAGTAATGTTGGCCAACCCCGGACTATTTACAACAGGCGAAAGCGTGACCATAACCGGGGCTGGCTCTACATTTAACGGCACTTACACAATTACTGCCACGCTACCTTTTAGCACAGGCACTACAAATTTATTGCCTGCATTTAATATGCAACTTAATTATTACCAGCAACCACGCGGCTATAGCTTTATTCAATATGCCAAGGTTGCAGCAGATGAAAACTTTAGGCGCGTAGTGCCATCAGGCGCAGCTGTAGGTGCAGATACAAAGACTGCTACCTACGTTAATACAGCAAGCGTTAGACAAGCTGCAATGATCTTGGCCGTAGATATATGGCAAGCGCGCCAGGTATCCCAGACAGGCGGCGTAGGACTTGATGGCTTTAGCCCTAGCCCTTACCGCATGGGTAACAGCATGATAGGCAAGGTACGCGGCTTACTAGCCCCGTACGCCAGTGTGAATAGCATGGTGGGGTAAATGCCTACCGCTGCAATTACCACGCTGCGTAGCACCATCGCAACGGCTTTAACTAATGATGGAGTCTGGTCGGTATTCGCATATCCGCCTGCAACCATTTTGGCTAACAGCTGCGTAGTAATACCGGCAGATCCATATCTAACACCTAGCAATAACAGCTACATAACTATTTCGCCTATGGCCAATTTTAAGATTCTACTAACTGTGCCAATGTTTGATAACCAGGGCAACCTGCAGGGCATTGAGGATTTTATTGTTGCGGCTTACACAAAACTAGCTGCATCCAATCTTGTATTTAATATAACTAGCGTTAGCGCGCCTGGCGTATTAAATGCTGATAG